TGAGTCCTCAAAGGCCTGTGACAATGCACCCTTTTCAGCTTTTTTTGTAGCATCAGTTTGCACGAAGCCGTTTGTAGATGCCCAACTATTAAAAGCTTGCAGTAATTCCATTTTTTGATCTGTTTCGTTAGAATAAGTTCTGGCCGCAACTCTCTCTGCTAGCCTTGTCATCTCATCTCTAGACATTATATCAAGCCTTCTTCTAAAAACTCTAACGTCAGCAGTTTTAAAAGGGCTAATTGTATCAACGCTATATATCTTTTCTTGCTCTTCTATTAAGTCAATCTCGTCTCTTTCTTTCCCATCTGCGTACTGAAGATTTTCTAAAGAATCGCCTTTTTGCATTTCTTCGTTATTTACTTCATCATTTTCGATAGCCGTAGCTATGTGCAAATCTTCTACATTTTGATTTGCGTCTGATTCTATAAACTCTTCTTTTAGATCGTGAAGAGTTTTTGATTCCTTTTTATTTTCCATATTTTATATAATACATTACACAATAAATTTTTCAACAAAAAGAGCCACCCCGAAGGGTGGCTCAAGAAGTATTAGATTAGATTGTCTTTAGCTTATGCTACGTCAACAACACAACCAACTAGTGCACGGTCATCAACAACGATGCGACCTTCTTCGATAGAACCGAAGTAACCGATCTTGTTTTGACGGATGCTGTACTGATCATCAGCGATAAGGTTGAACTCAGCGCCATTTTCAGAATCGACAGCAACTGGGCGAACCAATGAATCGCGTGTGCGGTCGATACCAACAACCAATTCGTCAGTAGCTTGGTCAATGGTGTTTGTGCCATCATAAGATGAACCAGTGAACAATGCTTGGAACTTCTGTCCTTTACCAAGCTCATTAAGCTCGATAACATTAATTCCATAGAATTGAGGGGCACCAGCAGCTCTGTATGCATCTTCAGCGATAACATCAGCATTTGGAATGCCACTGCTTAGTGGGTTATAAGCGATAGCTCTTAGTTGCTCAACAACTTCTGGAGAGACAAGAATGTCTGTCATTCCCTTTGCACTTCCACTGTCTGGAGTACCACCAGCAAAAGATGTGATGATTCTCTTTGAACGAGTCATCATTGCATTTAGGTCAGCGAGTGCAAATGAAGTACCAGCAGACTTAACAACGTGTGTTACAGAGCTTCCAGAAGCGCTAGATGATGCACTATCAAGTGCCTTCATAACAACGTTTGCTGAAATGCTGTTTTGCTTAAGAAGAATTTCTTGAGCTACACGAGTCATTGTCTTAGCGACAACATCTAAACGGCTCTTAGCTGCATAACGACGATCGAAGCTTACAGCTGAATCGAGTGTGTATGTAGCAATCTTGAGCTCAGAAGATGTTGGAAGAACTTCCGAAGTTGGAAGACCGCCAGCACGACTTTGGCTATAAACTTGCACATAATCTGAATCAGCAACATCGAAGTATAGATCCAACGGAATCGAAGGATTGTCATCAGCGTTGTACTGAAGAGTTGTGAAAAGGTTAGAGAAAGAAGGAGCTTGGTTGATTACTTCCGCTAAAACTGGTCCAATAAACTCTGCAAGAGCTGTTTGAGCTTCGTAAGCAACATCGCGGTTGCGTGATGCCATAGCTTTAATAAGCTCGACTTGTTCTGGAGTATTTTTTAATGTAATTTTCATTTTTGTTTAATTCCTTTCTTAGCCTAACTTAACGACTACATAGTCGCCAGAGAATTGATCTGTTAATCCACCAGTGTTGGTGCGCGAGCCAGTACCAATAACCATGCCAAGTGAAGCATCGTCAAGAGCGTCAGATAAACCACTGATCTTTCCGTCTGCAGTGCTAACTTCAAAACCTCCACCAATAGTGAAGATAGAAGCTGCTCCGCCATCGATAGCATTAGCACCTAGGGTGAAAATACCTTTTGTAGCGATTGGAACTGCTTGACCAGGAAGAACAGCTTGTAGCTCTTCTTTTTTGGTAGTGTTATATAGTAGTTTCTCACCGTTCTCGTCAGCCTTTGCTGTTTGATTCAGTGTCAACCCCAAAGGAGCGTCTCCAGAATCGGCAGCAGTTACTTCAAGTTGTACGGTAGGATACATGTCTGAGCCAACAAACGGATAGTCGGTTTTGCCAAGATAGCTGTTAGAGCCGTAGCTTATTAGCTCCTGGTCGAAGTTTCCGTCTGCTACCTTAACAAAAACGCCGTTTGAGCCTTTACCGTCACCTGTAGTGGAGTCAAGAACATCAGCGTTTGCCAGAGCAAAGAGGTTTACAACATCTTGCTCATCGTATTGTCTGAATGGGAGTAGTCTTAGTGCCATAATATTTGTTTTGTTAAATTTTAAATTTTAAATTATCCAAGAACGTTTTCGCGGCTAAATGCAGCTGCAAATTTGTCTCTTAAGGATTGAGAAGAAGCTTGTGCTTCGTTATTGTTTGGGATTGATTCGTCAGTAGCTTCTGCATTTTCAAGAGCATCTTCCACACTTACTTCTTCAACAACTTCTTCAGATGCTTCCGATGTGTTAAGGCGTTTTTCAATTTCAGCTTCGACGCGAGCGGCGATTGCTTCTTCTTGTTTTGCTTTAGCTTCTTTATTCTTAGATGCCCAGAAAACAGATAGCTCATCTTTGAAAGATGCGAAAGCTTCTTCACTTGAATCAAGAGCTTTGATCTTTTCTGCGATGAAAGCGCTGTCACTTTCTTCTAGGTCATAAATCGAATCGATTTCTTCCATGCGAGAGTTAAATGTAGCAACTGCTTCTTCAGCAGCTTTTGCAGATTCAAACTCGTTGATGCGTTCTTGAGCAGTCTTAAGCTCTTCTTTAATAGATTCTACAGAAGCTTGAAGCTCTTCATTCGCAGATGCGATTTCGGCCTTCTCTTGTTCCGCAGCTTCAAGAGAAGCTTTGTACTCATCATCTTTAGTTTTAATGGCATCAGCGAATGTTGATGTCATGCTAGCGATAGACTCTTCTGAAAATTTCTTTTCAACAAGAGACGCTTTAATTTCTGATAGTAGAGTTTCTAAGTCCATAATTTTATTATTGTTTACAGTATTTTTTATTTTTTGTGAAATTTTGGTAGATATTTTTTTTAATTGTGTAGCATGGCTATTATTCTTGTCTGAGACCGCTTCTTCTTTGACTTCTATTTTTTTATGATCATTACTAATTACACCTTTTACATTAGCTGCTGGTTTTAATGTAAATCCTACTCCGAGCGGATATATATCTCCGACAATTAATCTATAAATTGGTTCTCCTTTTTCTGTTACGCCTTTGCCTCCAAAAGCTCTCAACATACTTTTCATTTCTTGGATCTGTTGTGGATCAGAAATGATTCTTGCGTCTTTTAAATTTTTGCTACCGACAGCTATTTGATAATTACTAAATCCGATTTCCCAACTAGCAGAAACAGTGTTGTACATTTTGTTGTCTGGATTAGTGCTTTTTTCTAGTAAATCAAAAAACTCTTTATCTACTGTTTTATAAACAACCGCACCCAGAGCTATATGGAATGGTTCTTTTTCATCTTTGTCTACATTAATTAAAATATTACTATCAGTGTAATCACTAAAGCCAGCGTTAACAACATGACCTACAATTTTTTTCTTATTGTGTTCTATGTTTGTAGGTTTATGAATAAACTGTTGAATGCACTCAATTGCTGTTTCAGTGTTTATTCCATCTCCATTTTTATTAAATTCATTAACAACCGCAGCATTAAAAGCAACACCCATTAGATCTATGTTCTTTTTTAGATCGACAGATGTAGGTATAAGCGAACGAAGATTTTCTATATTAGCTTGGCTTAAATTAATGCCAGCTATTTCTTCGCAAGCTCTAACTTCAAAGTTAAAGGTTGTGGTATATTTGTATTGCATTAAATATTTTAAACTAGCCAACCAAACCTGGTCTGCTTTGCAGTGGCCTTGCTTTTTGGCTGAATAGACTTGCGCCAGCTGGTTTGTAAAGACTTGAATCAGTTTCTTCCGTAATCTTACCTTCTGATTTCATCTTTTTAACAATTTCCTTTTGAAGTTCTATAGGGAGATTTTTTTTCTGTTTTTCAGAAAGTCCTGCGAGCATATGCTTTTTAGCATAAATATTTGCTTCTACTCTTTCGTATAAACCTTTTATATCTTGCTCATATAAACTTGCACAATGTTTTGCTGTCATTTCGTCGTCATCTTTTGATGTATCTACAGCATATGAATCATACATAGCACACATGCTCATAAATGATTTATATACAGGAGCTTCTGTCTTGCTGTATTTTTTGGCGACAGATACTTCGATCTCGTCCTCTGAACGATTGATATTTGCTACTAATGGATTTTTAATTTCTTTCATAATTTTTTGAGTGGTATAATATTGCTGATGGGTAAATTTCTAATTGATGAGCTTCAGAAACATTTAATATGTTTTCCATAGCTCCTAATTTTTCTATTTCGTTAAAATCATTTACACAAGAAATGAGACTTTCTGTCCAATTTTCTTTATCTGATGCGCATACAATAGATTCGCATAATTTACTAACCATTTTTTCCTGGTCTTCATTTAATGCTTTTTCTTCTAGTTTTTCCAACATTTTTTCTTTAGCCAATGAGTTTAGGGCCTCGATTTCATAAATAGTTGCTTGTATATTTTCTCTAGAAAATTGATCTGGGGATCCTTCTGGTCTTCCAGCTAAACCTCCACCAGGAGCTTTTTGACTATTAGTGGGCTCGCTTGGACTATCATCTTCAATCATGGGCACTCCACCTACGAGTGGATTAAAGTATCCTTTTTCTCTTTGATCTACAAACTTGCTTTGCGCTTTTTCTAAATCTTCTGCCTCTGGAAATTTTCCAGTATGAAATAAGTTCATTCCTTGTTCTGCTGTAATAACACCGAGTTCCATAAGTCTTGTTGCCACACGCATTAATTGAACTTCGTCCCTCAAATCAATATCTTTAAACTTAACTGTTGGACATTGTCTAAATCCTAAATCTTTAGCTATGCGGCGCATTTCTGGCTGCAAAAAGTCTTGTATAAATGCTTCGCGGGCTTCTTTTAGTCTATCTAAGAATACTCTGGCTTTAATTTCTGCTCCATTATATTTATCATCATTTAAAATGATATTTTGCAATCCTTCTTTAATATCTTTGTTAATGACCTCATATTTTCCTGGGCCCACGACCTTGTTAATATCTGGGATAACAAAATCTGCTTTTGTTGTATAGTCTGAAACTAATACTCTACCTACAGATTCGTTTTGAAAAAGTTTTTGCATCGCCTTGACATTGTGCGGATTAATGCCGCCTTTATCTGGCTCTGCTCCCATAGTAATCATCAGAATAACATTTTCAACCGTTCTCATGATAGCTTGATCCATCTTTTTCATTTCCATCTTTGCGTTTATATCTTCTAAAACTGGAAATCCAAATGGTATAGCAAAAGGTTCGTAATCTTGTTTCTTATAAAAACTATAAGCTATTTTTTCGTTTTGCAGATTGATCTTTAATCCGTCTTTAAAATATCCACCCTCTTTAATTTGTTTTTGAACCTCTGGATCTAATCCTTCAAAAACTTCTTTGTCGTAATCATTTTTGGGATTAGCCAATCTTTCCATGTCAAACTCGGAAAGAATTTTTGCATAAGCTCCATCTTTTGTGCTAAACACGGTGCTTCGTTTGGCTACAATTTCAAAAGGATTTAAAACAATGTACTTGATCGGAAATTTATTTAAAGAAGGCCCTTCTGATATATTTTGTGCAAATTTTTTATAATCATCTAAATTAAACTTACCATCGACTCTATAAAGAAAAATATTACCACTTCTATAATATTCTCTAAAATATTGATCCTTCAAATCCCAAATCTTTATTTTATCAAACAATTTTTCAAAAAAGTTTCTAGATGTTGCGTTGCCGCCCTCAAGATAAATTTCTGCATTAGCAAACTCAGACATCATGTCTATAGTATTTCTGAAAATAGGAACATTTGCGTAAGCCTTTTGGCACAACTCTATAGCCTCTCTTACATTTATGCCATCTGATGATATTTCGTATGGTAAAAGTCCAGCTCTAATTTGACTGTATTTATTTCTTGGGGGAACTACAGATGACCGATTTATTCTGGTACTAGTATTCTTTGAGCTTAGATTATTAATAGTGCCCGATCGACTATAAGACCCTTGCGAAACATGATACGCTTCACCAGCTGTTGCTGGTTCTAAAGGTTCTTCGTTAGAAATTTGTACCACTTGTGGTTTGTGAAACTTATTCCAGTATGATGATTTTTTATTATATTTTCTTTTAGCCATAACCTATTATAAAGTTAATTACACTTTTAAAAGTAACTTTTAAACTTTTTTTAAATAAACATAGGAGTGAATCCGTAGTTTTGCTCTTCTGGTATTTCTATCATATCATAATATATGTTCATTCCCCAATTGCCTAGAACCAAAGCGGAATAAGAGTCTTTTCTTGGTCTATCTACGCCTTTTTGTCTTTTAAGATTACTCGGTAAATCAAAACTCTGCGTTCCTCCAGTAGACGAAGTAACCTGTATAAGTGCACATTCAGCTTTTGTTAAGTCTATCATATCTTTTTGATGTTCTATAAATTCTATCATTTTAGCGCCGACATTTTTTTCATCTTCGTATTTTGAAAATTTTAAATTTTTGATTGGTATTTTTTTTGCTCTTTGCGTAGAATAATTATCATCCATAGCTGTAGCTGCAAAATATAATTTTTTTCTATCAAATGCTGTCTGCAACATTTCGTTCGCACTTCTGATCCAGTTAGATACTGGCTTTCTCAATATACATATAGTATTACTGCTTTTGTTATAACTTCTTCTAGCATCCCTTAAATCTTTTTCATAATCGTGGGGGTTATCTAACTTTGGATCAAAGACTCCTATTTCTAGTTTTTCTTTTTTAAACATATCACTTTCGTTACATGAGTTTATAAACTGAACGCCTCCATTGTAATCTCCTACAATCATAATAATATTAAAATGATCTAATATATATTTAAAGTAAGTTATATGTTTTTTTAGGTTTGTACCAGGTAATGCGTAGCTATGTATAACAACCCCTTTTTTCTTTTCGGGCAATAATTTTATTACTTGAATAGCAAAATCATCAGATGTTTCAGATTCAGACCAAGATGGGTCAAAAGCCATAATATATTCAGACCCTTCTTCTCCGCATACCTCTACAGCTGGAGATTGACCATCTTCAATAGTGCACTCTGCCATTTTACTAATTTTAAAGTAACCAGCGCTATCATCTGTAAACTGAGCATTAAATTCTCGATCGATTTGTGATTGACTCATTGTACCTTTCGCTTGGGATATTAAGTTCTCATCATATAAAGCTTTTGGCGCACAGTCATAACTAAATTGCATAATACATCTCCTGCCTTGGTTTTTTGCTCCAGGATTAAAAATCATATTTTCATATTGTTGATACATTTTATAAAGATACTCAAACTTATATGAAGCTGACGACAAACCAATCATTTTATTTGACGGCCACTCCGTTCTTTCATCCTCTGTCATTTTGCCAGCATCAATCATAGCGTCTTCTGCGTCTTTAATTTTTTGTCTCTCTGTTGGGTTTTCTACAACAGCCAAAAACGGCACAATAACTTCATTTAAAACTTTTTCTGGCATAAGTAGAAGCTCGTCAATAATAATACGCTGAAAACGAAAACCACGAAGCTTTTCTCCATCACCAAGCGGCAAGGCAGTTATGCGACTCTTGCCGATTTGCATGGACCATTCATCATTAGACTTACTCACCTTACCTATACATTGTCTAAATAGCTCAGCCTTAGGGTCTTGCGATATATCCTCTATCTTTCTAAAAATCATCTTAGATTGTCTGAATGATTTTGAAATAATCCCAATGTGCACTCCTTGATTTAACATAGCGTCTAATAAAGCAAAAATGCCAGTAGAAAAAGATTTAGACATGCCACGAGACCAAATGCCTAAAAAATAATCATTTTGCATCATTGCTTTAACTGCCATATGTTGGAATGGAAATAATTCTATTCCAGTAAGAAGTTCTGTCGTGAACGTAACGTTTTCTTTTAAAAATTTGTATAACCACAATTTAGCTTTCACATCATCTAAATATCCATCAAGCTCCATTATTTGATCATTAACGGATTCTCTTTTTAAAGGTTTTTGATTACCTAAATCCCAAGTCATCTTTCCTCCTTATCTAAAAAATATTGTATATCTACATTCCACAACTTATCTCCTAACGAAAGTAGTTTGGGTATTATTTTTTCGCTATGATTTCTATTGTCCGTAAACACAAATTGACAATGACCTGCAAATTCGTGCTGAACAGAAATTAAATTAGAGAGTACCCAACCCAATTTTGCACTTCTTTTTCCTTTTGTAAATATAGCTTCTTTTTCTATTGTAGCTAAAGGCTTCTCTATAACAATATACATATAACTATCTAATTCGACACATCTTTGCATCTCTCGCTTAAATCTATCTACCTGCCCTCCAAATGTTGATAAAAAGTCTCCAGCACTTTTTCTATCTACAAATGTATTAGAAAAATTATTCCCACCCAATGTGTAATCTCCAAAATCTAATTTTAAAATTTTAGATTTAGGAAATTCTAATGGCTGTTGCTCTCTAGTATCTATCAATACTTCAGCATCAACATCTTCGTTAAATTCTTTGGGCATACCTTTATAAAATATGGGCTTCGCGCCCATAGCTTCGCAAGCTTTTGTGTATGTTCCAAAATGTTTCTTATATAAGTCTAAGTCTGGTAACTGACGCTTGAGAAGTTCTAAATAGAAAGGGGCTTTTGCATATTTTTTTCTTTTTATTCTTCTTTTACCTAGTTCGATAATATAATCTTTTACCTCCGATTCTGGTGCGGTTTCACACCACTTAATTAGTTGAGAGCGATTAATAAAATCATTTTGAAAGTATTCTTCCTTCTTTTTAAATGGAAGTGGGTTACCATTTAATTTATTGTATCTTGGATAATATTTTACATAGTAATCCGCCACATACATTTTATGTGCTTTCAAATGTGCGTGAAGACTTTTTTCTGTTTCAAACTCTGCTCCACATACTTTGCATTTATAGGACATCATCAATACCGATACCTAGAACTCGAGCCTTCCAAGCGGCCATACCCTCTAGTTTTTCAGCTTCTTTTTTAATTATTTGTTTTTGCATTTCAGCTATGTGAACCATATTTTTTCTTTCCTCTTCTTCTTGGAAAAGTTGAACTATAGATAAAAACGACGCTGTTTCTTTTTGTTTATTAGCTAATCTAGCGCCTCGATCACCTTGAAGTTTTTTTGTCAAGTTTTCTATTCGACTTTCGCACTGATGATACTCAGAACTTTTTGCTTTTATAATTTCTGCTAAACGCACAGTCATTTCGTCTTGATCGTCTGCGCTTTCAAACATATCGTTAAGTTTTTGCAAGTGGCCAGTAATTAACTCCAAATTAATAATTTCTTTTGCCACATTCATATAAAGGTTTATTTCATCTGCTGTAAGATCTGGTTTATCCCAAGTTAATCTAATAAACTCTTGCTCAAATAATTCTTTATCTCTGAAGTTGCTATAGTTATTTACTATGGCTACAAATCTAGAATTGCTTAAGTTGATTCTTAGCTTATCACAACAAGTGTGATGTGTCCTAGACATTTTACCTTCCTCTAACCCATAACCAGTTGAATCATTAATTTTTTTGATTAGTCTGGATATTGCATTCGGTGCGACATAGCTTGCTTGATTTTCTTCTTTTGGTTCTTCTCGCTCTTGATGTAGCAGTTCATTAACAGCTCTCCATTCTACAGATAATCTAGGTATTGTTTTATTAAATATTATGTCAGCTATTTCAGATGTATTTAATCCATCTTTTCTTAATGAATCTACAAGATTAAGCTGGTCTGTTGTTAAATTAACTTCTTTTTGTTTTTCTCTTTTGGTAGTTTTTGTCTTGAGTCCATTTTCTGCCAAAAACTTAGTTACGGCCCTACCCTCTTTAGATCTTCCATCTAAATTTTCATTATCAAATACAATTTTTGTAATATTGATTATATTAGGGTCATTTCTAAAACTTTCTAATATTAAGTCTTTTTGTTCTTTTGTTAAGTCTATCATATTATATCATTCTCCTCGATAATTTTTCTAGCCTTCTCTTGAAAGATTTTTTTTAAATTTTTTATCTGTTTGTAGCCAGCAGATCTTTTCTTTTCGTTTGTTTTAAAACCTAAAAATGTTGCGACTTCCTCTTCTGATTTGTTTTGGACAAAAAGCATTTTAAATGCTTGAAACTGCCGCTTGTTTAATTCTGTTTTTATTTTTAATGTTAATCTCTTTGTAGCTGCGTCTAAATTAACACTATCATCTTTTTTGTCGTGTATTTCATGGATATGATTTTCCATAGTAACTGCCAACTTTATATCATACGCTGATTTTTTACTTTGGCGCCATTTTATGCAAATTGGGCAAGTTGATGGATCATGATCACTTAAATGTTGATCTGGGCATGGATTTGCATAATTGCCATAATGATTTCTTAATAAATTTTTAAACTGATTAGACACTACCCTACTAAGCCATGGCTCTATAGGTTTTGACTGATCCCATAGGTGCCATTTTTTATAAATGTGGCTCATGATGATCTGCTTGATATCATCATAATCAATATATGTAACTGCATCTAGATGCCATTTTGGACGTTTTCTTTCTAAAGCAGCTTCTATTTCTTTAAGCTTATCTTCGAAGGAATACATTACAATATGTCATCTAGTCTTTTTACATTACTTTTTCTTTTGTGTGGCGCGGTTTTACCTCCTAGAGAACCTATCGTATGCTGTATATCATCTTTGTGTATTTCATATTCCAATTTTGAAATATTTGGTACAAACTCTGCATCTGTTTCATTATCATTGATAGCTTTAGATTTTCTACTAGCAGTTGTATTTCTATTTAAAGGCTTGGATTCATTTTGTGCTACTCCCATTGGAGCTCCACAATTAGAACAAAATTTAGGAGGGCTGAATTTATATTCGTGTTTGGCGCCGCATTCTGAACAGTATTTTATCATAATTTATTATAAGTTTAAAAATATTTTTTTAAATTTTATCTTTTAATTTTGCTACTATAAATTTAAGTATTTCACTTCTTTTTATATCCGCTGTTCCAAACTTTACACAATATATTCCTTGTTGTTTTGATTCCTCATCATCAAAAGCTTTAAATATTGATGAGAATCCACTATTTTTAATATCGCTTTGCATCATATCACCACATATAATAATTTTAGAATCTTCGCCTATTCTGGTCAGTACGGTGATCAATTCATTATAAGTAAAGTTTTGAGCTTCATCAACTATTACTACTGTGTCATTCCAATTTGCTCCTCTTACAAAATTTACGGGCATACATTCAAATTGTCTTTTTTCTTTTAAAAATTTTATATCGTGAATGTGAAGCATTTCATCTAATTTGTCATAAAAAGGTCCAGCAAATACTCCAAACTTTTCGTCTATAGACCCAGGCAGAGATCCCAAGCTTCTTTGAGAGCTTTCAGCTATACTTCTAATATATAAAATATCTTTTTCAAGATCTGAGCTTATACACAACTGCAGAGCAGAATATACTGCCATATAAGTCTTTGCAGTTCCTGCTGGGCCAGCCAAAAACATTAATTTTGTTTCGGGGTCTAGGGCAGTTTTTAAAAAGTCTATTTGATTTTGAGTAAATTTAAACTCTTTGTCTTTAAACTTAATTCTTTGATTAAGCTGTCTAAATTCTAACTTAGACATATAAAATTATTAGACTAATGGCTCTGTAATAGATATAGATCCTCTCGCTACATCACCTGCAGTTATAGTTACATTTTCTGCATTTATTCTTCCATCTACGGCCACATTTAGCAAGGTTGAGGTCTGAGAATTTTTAACTAATAAACTCATTGAACCTGGATTTGATCCAGTAATTGGCACTAGTTTTTGTATATTATCTCCTTGAATTTGAAAACTATGCTCTGCCGAAATTAGCTTTGCGCCTCCTTCAGCTGTTTGTATATTATATTCGCCTAATTTGTAAATAGGTAATCTTTGTGCGCTATATTGATAAGTTACTGATTCCACTACGTCAATATCATCTAAAAAAGTTGCGTTCTGATCGCTTGTTTTGCCAAACGTAGAATAAACGCCATGACCATAATCGCCAAAACTTAGATTATCTATAATACCGTCTGTTCCCGCATCTGCGATAAAACCTCCTTCAGAAGTAGTTGTAAGTGGATTATAAATAGCAAAATCACATTGAATTAAAACTGGTGCATATGGAGTGACTGTCATAGAGTATGATGTCAAATGTGCTCCAGATCCCTTAATTCCATTAGTTATATCACCAATAGCAAAACTTGTGCCTCTACTTTGTTCTCCAGTATAGTCGGTAATATCAAATTCGGCAGTCGCTCCTACATAAGCGCTAAATGAAAGACTTGCGTTAGGCGGGCCAACTAAATTAAAACTGTCTTTTGATGGTTCTTTACCAACCACTCTTGTTACGCCTATGTTGGGGGTATAATTTAATTGAACTTGGGTTGCAATTACACCCCTGTTTCCTCCATCTGCCTCAGTTGGCGCAGTATTACTGTCTACATTATTCCCAAAATAAAGTGGAACGTCTTTTGCCGATATGAATGCCATACTACTTATTACACTTTTTTTAATTCAAATGCCAGCCCAACATTTATTTCTATTTATTCTCTATATCCCCTGTAAATTAAAGAAGCCACGGGAGTTCCTCCTGCGCCCAAAGAAATATTTTCACTTACTAAACTTGCATTTTGTAATTCATATGTATTTTGAACTGGACTTCCTATTTCTAATTTTATTGTTCTGTTTCTATCTTTAGTTCCACTTAAAAAACCAAAAGTTTCTTCGATTTCATAATCTTCAACTTCAATATTAATCGCAGCTTCTTGTTGAATTGTGCCTATTGTTTTAATGTCGCTTGGTTCGTTTTGTCCAATTTGGTAAAAAGCTTGTTTATTAAATACTTCTGAAAAATTAAAAGACTGTATAGAGTTTGTGCTGTTTTTGTCAAAAGTTACTGTTAGTTCTTCAACTTTTACTTCTTCTAGATCATCATCGTCACTCATAAGAGATGATGATATTAAACTTGATTGTGGGGCCAATGACCCATAAATAGTCAAATCAAAAGACGCTTCGGGTAGCTCATTAATTGTTGCATTTACAGAAAAATTATTTATGCAGGCTTTACCAAAACTCATCGCATTGTCGCCGTATTCAAATTGACCAGATATATCACTTCTTCCTGCCAGAGTGCGAATAAAATCTTTATTGTTTAAAATTTTGTCTATAGCAACTCTAGTTTCAGTTGGTCCAGTTATATTTTTAAATCCCAAACTCTTTCCAACTACCTGCGCATTTTCTTCTCGAACGTCTTGTGAAAAACCAATATTTTTAATGGATTTTAATTTCCTAAATTTACTGTCTATGCTTCCTATCGAGGCGCCCACAAATTGATTGAACGCCGTGCTAAAATCTATTTCGTATGCAGCATCTATATGTGATTGATCATCCACTATAGTAAGCTGTGCAGAACTGACGCTATCTTGAGAGTGCATAACCCAAAGGCCACTGTCAGCTTCTTTTTCAAAAAAGTATTTAGTCTGATTTCCGCTTGTTTCTTCATAAACAAATACGTTGTGATATTCTAGATCTTCTCTGCTAGTTGGAATAATGAGTAATCTTGTAAAAGTAAAAGTTTTATTATGTATCTCAGTAAACAAAGGTGCAGAAAATACGAAGCTTTTTACCTCCCTTATAAATACATTTGAATCGTGCGAACCTTCTACTGCCATAAATACCTTTACACTTTTTACCTTTTAAAAATTTTTTTTATTTTTTTAAAATTTTATGTGTAATAGTATTCACTATCATCTGCTTAATAGCGTGGTATGTATTTGCTATCGGTCGTAACAAATTTATGCCCCATTTTCCTATCCCCAGGATTATGGGGCTTTTTTTGCAATTTATTTCACATTGGCACGATTCTTACTGTAACATAGGGCGTTATGGAAATAATTGCATATATGATCATATGGCTTTTATGTGGCGGTTTATTTGGTATGATTTTACTATCGAATGACCCATACATTAAAGCTAATAAAATAGCGAACGCTGCTTTAGAGCAGGTTGAAATATTGAAACATAAATGGCTTGAATCAGAAAAAGCTGGTCACGACATTGGCATGAAAAAAGCTAAGGCAACTTGGAAAAAAGCTCATGCCAAAAACTGGCGCAGGAGTAGGAAGAAAGCTGTTTAATTAAATTAGAAAATAAACCAAAGCCGTCTCTTTAATTAGGGGCGGCTTTTTTCTTGACATGTTTAGATTTATATGTATAATGGGCCACATACTGGCTCTATAGTTAAACGGATATAACACATGATTTCTAATCTTGCATTCCAGGTTCGATTCCTGGTGGAGCTGGAGTTTAAATAAAATGAATAAAAATACAAAAAGATTCATATATGCTTGGTTACAAGTAACCTTGGTCTGTCTTAATACTTGGCAGATAGCTAATGGTAAAATTATAGGCGCTATTGTTGTTGGCTTTCTTATATCTTTTGTTTGGTGTTTCAACATACAGGGTATTGCCTTTTCTAAATTAAGCGAAAAAGTAACCTACTCGTTAGGGGCTTGCTGTGGAACAGCTACTGGGCTTTTAATCAGTCAACTAATATATTAATGGAATACAAAAAATTAGAAAAACTTGGTCGTACTTTAACAGTGTATGAAGATGGTAGGATATATAGGGATGAATTTACTAAAACCGTGAACCAATTTAATTACTTACGAATCCAAGAAGGGGCTTTTATTAAGCAAACTATAGGCAATCATGGTTACAGATGCTTTAGTTTGAAAAATGAATCATCTATAAAAGTTTATACTTCTCATAGAATCATCGCAGAAGCTTTCTTAAAAGACTATTCAGAACAATTACAAGTTGATCATATTGATGGAAATAAACTAAACAACAATGTAAGTAACTTAAGAATGGTCACATCAGCAGAAAATTCACGAGCATTTCAAAGAAAGAGAAAAAATAGCGCAAGTAAATACTTAGGAGTATTTAAGAAACAATTAAAAACAAAAACAAGATGGGTAACAAGAATAAGGTTCAATTATAAGATTCAACATATAGGAGTATTCGATACAGAAGAAGAAGCCGCCCTAGCATATAATCAAAAAGCATTAGAATTAGGATTTGCCCCAGAAAGACTAAATGTTATACAGAAATAGGGCTTGGATTTTTTTTCCACTTAAGTAATTCCTAATACTGAATTTAGGCTGGGAGATTGAAAAAACCCTCCCCCGCGGCTTTTGTGTGATATACATACCCTAAAGTTTTGACAATGGGTGGGGGTCAACTTTTTTTGTGCGATATGCGTAAGTCGTTGACTGTCAACGAAATTTAATTCTTGTATATGCTTGACAACCGAACAAAATTCTGCATACTGTAAGGTATGATAACAGCAATACTAGATAACACAACACGCGTCGAGGTCTTAGGCATCGACGAAGCCAACGCAGTAGTCCTCACCAACGACGGAGAGGACATCGAAGTTTCTCTCGATCGCCTTAGTGCTTTCGATCGAGTCGAGTTAGACCTTAGCCCTTTGGAGTGGTAAAAAAAACTAAAAAAAAGTTCGATTAACCCTTGACATTGACAAACAACCTGCTATAGTAATAACTATGATAACAAAACTAAAAACCGAAATATGTGAAAAGGCTTGGTCTTTTCAGCCTACACAAGTCCAACCCATCGCTATGCAATCTGCTTGCTTTGATGTCGAGAATCTCGCACTACAAATCAATTCCGAGCTTGGCTTGGGTGATGCCTTACTCAGCAAGAAGCAAGAGAAAGCTTGCGAGATAGTCGCTGAGCGTATCCTTAAGAGCTTAAACAAAAGCTTGACAATCGCACAAAAATAATTATTCTTTTAACTATGACAACAACTAAATCAGATCTATATCGTTTGCACTTTTGCAATAACTATAACTATGACCTTTCCAATCTTAAGGTTGGCAACTTCTATCCTGTCGAGGGTTGTGTTTGCCAATTCAAAGGCACAAAGGTTTTCGATACTCACACCGAATACTCTTTCGCTGATTGGCGTTTAGGTGGTGGCAGAGTTTATACAATCTACCACAACGCTGATGCCGAGGTTGCAAGGTTTGAAAAGCTTGTCGAGTGGGCGAAAGACCGAGTCATTGACAAAGAGACTCGCCTTTGTGATGGTAAAATTGTTGAGACTCTTAGCAAGTGTCAAATCACAGACAACACAATCATTGCCGAGTATCACAAAAACGCATCTCGCCAAGACAAGGACATCGCCGAGTTCTACGAGAGAAGCCCTCACCTCAACCACGACTAATCCTATGCAAACAGTAAAGCTATCACTACATCGCAGTGAAGACGAACCATTCGTTCAGAAATGGGAAGTCGCTCGCAAATGTGTTTTCTCTGTTCGACTTAACCAAGATCACATTGACTATCCACACATACCACAAAAGCTTGCTGAACTTTTGTTTCATGTGACCAACGCACCGCTTGAAGCTATAACTAAAGCACACGAAAAAATTCTTTTGGCTTTGTGGGATAACTGTCGCAAGGGAAGTTTTGAAAGTTTTTACTCGCTAAGTGTTGGTGATGTTGTCAAGATTCATGACCACAACGGAAACCTCACAACTCTAATGTGCAAGTCAGTCGGCTGGGAAGAGTTGTAGTTGAAAACCTAATACACTTTGTTGTTCATCCGTAAGTCCCTGCAAGTCAACGACTTGCGGGGCAGGGGGCCGCGGCGCGGCGCAAGTGCTTGATAACCAACGACTTATGCAATCGAAAAAAAAGTTAAAAAAACTTAAAAAAAGATGCGGTTTTCGCTTGACTTTTTCTTTTTTTTATGCTATAATACCCGTATGAAAACAACTAACACACTCAAAATCGGACAGGCTTACATCGTGGATGGCGAGCCTATGGTTCTCAAGTCAATCGAAGGCGACCGCCACAGTTTCACCAATGGTCGCTACGGCTTCGGTCGCACCTTGGGTTCTCGCTTCTCTGACCTTCACACCTTGGCTAACCTCAAGGTTGCCGAAGGCGTCAACCCTCAAGACATCCTTGACCAACTTGAAACAACTACTCAGTATATGGCTGACTACTATCGTTCAAAATAATTAAAAAAAAAGTTCGATTAACGCTTGACTTCCGCTCTCTTATCCCTATAGTAATAACCATGAACAACGAAATACAAGAAGTAATTGACCACCTCACTCAAGCTAACTACAATCAGCAACGCTTGCTTTTCCCTCACATCCCTGCTAAAAACTGGGGCTTAGTTTATGGCGAGAAAAAAGTTGCCCTTATGGAAAAAAGTTTCCAAAAGGTGTTGACAATCACACAAAAATAATCATACTGTTAACCATGACAACACCAAACCCAACCTACAAACTCGAGATGCTACCAACATACTCTGGCAAAGTTAAAACCTTTCACTTCGGCAAATGCCGTGAAGGTCTAGAGGCGGCTTATAGCTACAGTTCAAACGCCTGTGCTTGGCGTATCACTTTCAAAGAAACTTTAGTCGATGCAAAAATTCCATCACTTTTAGACTTGCATTATCTCTCTATATCCGCACAATCATAACAATGAAAAAGAAATCCTACATCGAAACAGTCTGGACAAACGAGTTTCTGTTTGTCACTCACCTAATCGCCTTCATGATCTTTGTCGGCACAATCATCTTCTTAATCGAAAACTCATGAATAAACTAATCAACTTCATCGAAAGCGAATGGTCTCGCCCTGCGATAGTGTGCTTCACTATCTTCCTTATGTTCTTCTTTACTTTCTTTCTTTCACTCGCTGAAAAGAGAGAAGCTCACCGCATCGAAACTCAAACCCAATCTTGGAAAGACCAAGGCTACCCAATCGGAGAATAAAAAATATGAAATTAAGTATCGAAATAATCACTACACTTAGTTTATTCTTGGGGGCTATCGCCCTTTCATTTCAATGGTTATCAACCTTTTAAAATTATGAAATTAAGTATTGACAGATTCACTGTAGTTGCTTTATGCATCACTGCCATCACTGGCATCGCTATAAATAAATTTGACATTGTCCAAACAATAGTTTCTTATATGTTCTAAGTCGCTGATAATCAACAAGTTGCGGGTCGGGGGGCCGCGGCGCCACGCAAGTCGTTGATAGTCAACAACTTACGTAATCGAAAAAAAAAGCGAAAAAAAGTGAAAAAAAAGTGAAAAAAAGTTTGACAACCGAACATTTTTTCTTATTGTTTTAATTATGGATAACAAAATATACTACGTGTCGGGTCTCTTTGAGACAGGAACTGAAACCGCAACCTTCCCACGCTCTCGCGAGGGTCTCGACGGAGCTTACGA